TGGATTCGGGACCAGCTTCAAATAACCCGTCAGATGAAATGCACCTGTCCTGGTTTCTATCTCCAATACAATCAGGGATGCTCTTGTGAACGGGGTCGGGAAATAAAAAGATTAGAGAACGAGATGACTAAAAAACTGGACGAACTAAATATGGAGGATAAATGAGTGCAACATCATTAGCAGTAAAGTATAGACCAAAACGGCTATCTGATTTCCTCGGCAACACTGAGACCGTCCAATCCCTTCGTGCCCTGATGGAACGCGAGGAGATGCCACACACAATTCTGTTCACCGGTCCAAGTGGAACAGGCAAGACCACACTCGCTCGAATCGTGGCAAAGCGACTCCGATGTTCTGAATACGACTTGCAGGAACTGAACACCGCTGACTTTCGAGGCATTGATACGATCAGGGACGTGGTAAAGAATATGTCGTTGTGCCCGATGAGCGGGTCGTATCGGATATGGATACTGGATGAGTGTCATTCCCTCACGAAGGACGCCCAGCACGCTCTATTGAAAGCCCTCGAGGATACACCCAAGCATGTTTATTTCCTGCTGGCCACTACCAATCCGGAGAAGCTTCTACCCACGATCAAGACTCGGTGCGTGACGTTTGATGTGAAGCCTCTGAATGATAAATTGATGGATCAGTTACTGAAGGACGTAATAGCGAAGGAACAAGTATTGGTAATGCAGGAAGCCATTGATCAGATTATACAGGACTCCCTTGGTTCTGCTCGCATGGCACTGTCGATTCTTGATAAGATTATCAACATGGACAGCAAGCTTATGTTGGAAGCAGCAAAGCAACAGGCAGCAGCACAATCAGAAGCTATCAATCTATGTCGTGCCCTGATCAGCAAACGTCCGTGGAAAGAGATAGCCAAAATTATACGAGGGCTGGAACAGGAACCGGAGAGCGTGAGGCGAGCGGTGCTGGGGTACGCCCAGGCAGTATTACTTAAATCGGACAATCCGCAAGCGGCACTGGTGTTGATGAATTTCCGTGCTCCACTTTATGATGTTGGGAAACCGGGATTGACGATTGCTTGTTACGAGAGCATAGCTTAAATGAACGACCGTGAAACCGTATAATAAGGTAAGGAGAAAATGAAATGAGCGACCCAAATTATGACCAAGATATTTCCATCGACCCTGACGCCCTCGACATAGAGTGGACGAAGCAGGCGCAGACCTTTTTTAAATATGCCGAGCTGACCGCCAGGGCTCATGTCGTAATGGATCGTAAGAAAGAGAAAATAGATGTCCTCGAAGCAACGATGGGATTGAAAATCAGAACAAACCCGGCTTCTTATGGACTGGAAAAAATTACTGAGGGTGCTGTTCAATCAACTATTCTGATTGACCAGAACCACATTGACGTGTTATCCGAATTGGCCGATCTCAAATATGAATACGAAGTGCTGATCGCCGCCGTCCGTGCCCTCGACCAAAAGAAAGCGGCACTGGAGAACCTGGTCCGGTTGCAGGGACAAAACTACTTTGCCGGACCGTCAGTGCCTCGTGAGATTGGAAAAGAGTGGGCACGTGACATTGAACGTAATACAGTACGTAGCAAAGTAAAAACAGCGATGAGTAATAAACGGGCAATCAAACGATAAAGAAAAGGGTGCGTTAGTTACCGTGAGTTCGATAAACGGAAATCTCATGTGTGAATCTGGCACAAAACGTGAAGCCGTAAAAACGGTTCATCCCGCCATGAAGGTTAGTCTGATCAACGCTTCATGGCCACAAGGAGGTAAGAGGGCAAGCGTGGTAGAAATATTCTTCTGCCATAAAAACGGATAGCGGCAGTCCCGCCACCCTTTTCTTTTTGAGAGAATAATATGAACATTGCTGATCTTACTCCAATTCAGTTAATCTTAGTCATAATAGGATCTTGGTTTTGGGTGTATGTCGCAGGTCGGCTTGCCAGTGCAGGAATACTCAAGTCATGGTGGGATTTTATTTCCCAAAAACGTAAACCGCCGAAAGGCACAAAGGAGGAGGAGACATGAAGAGTTCGCAACAGTCAATGAAGGATCGCGTCCGCAAACGGGCGGAGGTCCACAAGAACCGGGGAGGGCTGGATACGCTGGCTCTGCCTGAAGGTGTCGAGTTGTACAAGCCAGAAAAAGGAAGTGTCGAGTTTGACATCATCCCTTACATGGTGACAGCCGACAATCATCCAGAAGTCAAGAAGGGTGAAATCTGGTACGAGCGGACTTATCTGGCCCACCGCAATGTCGGACCGGAAGAGAAGTTCCTTGTATGCCCACGCACGATCGGCAAACGATGCCCGATCTGTGAGGAGCACCAGAAACTCAACAAGGATCCGGATGCTGACGAGGCTGTCGTCAAGGGTTTGCGAGCTAAAGAACGCGAGCTGTTCAATGTGGTGATGAAAGACGGTGACGGATCGGTGATGCTTTTGGATATCAGTGTATTCTTGTTCGGACTCAAACTGGAGCAGGAAATACTGGAAGGTGACGAAGAGAATGCATCTTTCGCCGAACTGAAGGGCGGCAAAACGCTCAAGGTGCGGTGGGAACAGAAGTCCATGGGCACGAACAAGTTCGTCGAGGCTGGTCGGATCGACTTCAAAGACCGGGACGACATCGGAGAAGACGCGCTGGACTTAGCGGTTGATCTGGACAAAGCGCTGAAGATCCTGTCCTATGAAGAGATAGAGAAGATATTCCAGGCCGGTGGCGACGAAGATCCAAACGACGATGAAGATAAGACAAAAGTCGAACCCGAAAAGAAACCTGTCCGACGAGTGATCGGTGGCAATCGGAAACCAGCAACGACAAGTGACGACGATGACGATCAGATTCCCGGTGCAGAAGCTCCTGCCAAGAGAAGGGTTGGATCAGAGGAAGATGACCCCAACGAGTGCATCGCTTGTGACGGCACTGGCAAGAACAGCAAGGGGAACACGTGTAAAATATGTGGCGGGTCTGGCAAGAACGATGACACAAATGGTGACGGGGACGAGAAGGAAAACGAACCCGAAAAGAAACCGAGGTCCATTCGTCGAGCGATCAAGAGATAATTCCGGTCGGTGAGGGATGCCCCTGCAATTGGCCGCAGGAACCCTCCCTTCTGGTTAGGGAGTGGTGGCCGGTAACCACTTAAAACCCCGGCATAATTTAATATTTGAAAATAAACCTTTACTTCTTAAAAGGAATATAATATAATGTATGGCAGAAATAGGGTAGCTCCCGAAAAGATGGACACGACTACCATCCTGTTCTGCCTGTTCTTAGTCGCCACAACTAAAGTCGGAGTTGTTATGGAATATAAAATCTACGGTCTTTATAACGAGTATCACTATCTACGCTACATAGGGGCTACAAAGCGCCTACTTAAAAATCGCTTAAAAGAGCATTTACATCAAGCTCTTAAAGGCATACATACTCATAAATGCTGTGGTATTCGTGCTATGTTGTACCGTGGATTTTTTCCTACTATCAAATTATTCACTGAAGTAGAAAAATATAAATGGCAGATAGTAGAACGAATCTATATTAAACATTTTCACGATCTTGGATATAATTTATGGAATGAAACAAGTGGTGGTGAAGGTTGTTCCGATCTTTCTTCCTTCGCGCGACAGAAAATGAGTTTGGCGCAAATAGGTAAAAAACACCCAGTAAATTATATTATTCCCATCAGGAAAAGAAAGATAATAGCACAGAAAGTCAGAGCGTATAGACTTGGTAAACACCATTCGGAAACAACTAAAAAGAAACAACGAAAAGCAACTATTGATCAGCATAGAGCGAAGGGTCACCACATGCCGGTGAAATAAAACCGGCTTTATTTTAAGGAATGACGATAATGAAATTAACAGATCAAGACCCATTCCCATTCGGAAAGTATAAAGACGAACCTATGGAAGATGTGCCGGCGAGTTATCTCGACTGGTTCATAGGACAGAGTTGGGCGGACAACTGGCCTGCAGTCGTAGATTACATTAAAGACAACCGCGTTATGATTGACAAGGAGCTGAGAAACAGTGGAGCACTAGATGACTAAACGAATTATTAACCGTCCGGGAGAACTTCCCTCATTGACTTTGCAGATCACCAAACATGCTATCGAAGGTCGTGATATCTTGAAAGAACAAGAGGAAGGACATCAGTACATCTCCACTGGCTCTGCCCTACTGAACCTCGCCCTGTCCGACAAGGCCGATGGCGGTTATTTACCCGGCAAGGTTATTAACGTGATCGGTGACAGTTCCAGTGGCAAGACGTTCCAATGTCTGACCACATTGGCCGAGGCTGCACACAATCCTGCTTTCGATGACTACTTACTGATCTATGACGACGCAGAAGCCGCCAGCGAGTTTGATCTGGTAAAGTTATTTGGGCAGAAGACTGCCGAACGCATCCTGCCACCCAATCTTGATTTGGAAGATCCAGAGCATAGTCGGACCATGATGGATTTTCAATCAAGCATACGGCGATTGCTGCAAGGTGATAAACCGATCATCTATATCCAAGACAGTTTTGATGCACTTACCACCGACCAGGAACTGAAGCATGCCGCCGACCTGCAGGACGCCCACGACAAAGGCAAGGAAGCCAAAGGAACGTATGGAATGGAAAAGGCCAAGCATGCCAGCATCCTCCTACGCCTGATCGCCGGTGGGATAAAGAAGACGAGAAGCCTCGTAATTATCATCAGTCAGACTCGTGACAATATTGATCCCATGTCATTCCAGCATAAGACACGGGCTGGTGGGAAAGCACTTTATTTTTATTGCTCATACGAGATGTGGTTGGCGGTGGCCAAGAAACTGTCTACCAAAGTGAACGATCGAAACCACGTGCAAGGTGTTGTTAGCCGAACCAAGATCACCAAGAACAAAGCGAACGGGAAAGTGAGAGAAGTGGATTTGCCAATTTATTACGATCTGGGTGTGGACGACGTGGGCGCATGTGTGGACTTTCTTATCCAGGAGAAGTGGTGGACGAAGAGTGGGTCTGGAATCATCACCGCACCAGAACTGAGGACCACCGCCACCCGCGTGAAGTTAATCAAGGCAATAGAGGAGAAAGGTTGGATTGATCGTCTTCATACCATAACGGAGAAGGCGTGGCTTTCTATTGAAGAGAAACTAAAACTGAACAGGAAAAAGAGGTACGGATGATTACGCTCTTAATAGATTGCAATTTCTTAACGTATCGAGCATACTACACCACCGGTGGAATGTCTTCCAGCGGATCAGCCACGGGGATCCCTTACGGTTTTTTCATGTCACTCTTAATATTGTCTGAGCGGTTCAAGACAAATAAGTTTTGCTTCTGCTGGGACAGCAAAACGTCCAGACGCCATAAACTGTTCAACGATTACAAAGCGAACCGACGTGAAGATTTGACTGACGAAGAACGAGCTGAAAAGAATGATATTCATGCCCAAATAAACGCTCTACGAGACGAACTCATTCCGAGGGTCGGATTCAGGAATAGTATTCACCAAGAAGGATTTGAGGCAGACGATTTAATCGCCAAGGCTGTAATTAATAATCCTACCACTCAGTTTGTGGGGGTATCTGCAGACAACGATCTTTTCCAGTTATTACGTCATCCAAACTTTTTAATGTTCAGTCCGACCGCTAACAAACTGTGGACTGCCTCATCGTTTGCGATGGAATATGGTATCTCCGCTCGTGATTGGGTATCAGTAAAGTGCATTGCAGGTTGTCCGGGAGATGGAGTGCCTGGTATACCGGGGGTGGCAATTAAGACTGCAGTCCAGTATATGAATGGCACTTTGAGTAACGGAAAGAAATACAGAGACATAACAAATAAACTTGCGTTGATCAAGAGAAACTACCGGCTTGTATCGTTGCCGTTCGTGGGGATGGCACCAGTGAGATTGGTGAAGATGAAGGAAGAATTATCCATAGTAAAACTTCTTCAACTGTTTTCTGACTGTGATTTTCAATCTTTCCTAACCCGGCCAATGCAAACCCGATGGTCTAGCTTTGTCAAGGGTTATGTTAAATCAACTGCTGCCAAACAGTAGAATAGAGTAAGGAGAAAATCATGATTAACATCGCGTGGACTATACTTTTAACCGCAGTAGCTATGGTTGAATCTGGTGAGAACATCAACGCCTATAATCAGGGTGAGAATGCC